GCGATCCAATGCTGACGCCATTGGCGATCTCGGTGTTATCAAACGTCAGCGTGTAGGCCGTGTTCACCACTGCTGGCGTCTGGTCGGTCGTTTTCGTGAACTCGCCGTAATACTTCTGCTGCTCAATCGTCGGCCGAACGAACACCTCGCCATTCGCTGAGTCATCAGCCAGCACTGCGGCCACAGGAATCACGTTGTTTGGTGCTGTCGGCTTCGTGGCCGTGAACGCGCCTGCGCTGGACGGGCTGGCGTACAGGATGTCTCCCACGCTGAACGCCGCAGTGTTGATGCCGGCAACGTGCCCCCATACGCAACAGTAGCCAACTTGACCGGCGTTAGGCAGATCGTGCGCCATGATGCCAAGGATGTACAGCGACGGTGTGGCGCCGTCTGCTAGGTACGGCGTTACCGACAGGACGTTGCCGGGGCCAACACCGCTGAAGCCGACCACCGCACCCTTGGGTATCGTCACGCCCGTGGCGTTTTCCACCCGTGCGTAAACATTCATGCCAACAGGCTGGACGACGCCATACGCCATCTGAATCTGAAGCGTCTGGTCGTCTGCGTCCCAAGCTATGCTTCTGTCAGCTAATGGGCTTGGAGCAGTGGGGGAAAATGTGAGGTACGGTACGGCGTCTTGATTAACTGTAGCAAGACTACCTAGCAGAGAAAATTCACGCTGTAGCTGAGTAAACCAAGATGTCCACGCGGTAGACAAGTCACGTGGGTTTGACAGCATCGGTACCTGAATGGGGGGCGTGTTAATCATCTGCCGTCTCCAGCACAACACTACCCGACGCAAGTACGAAGCGCACAGAGTCCGTCAGCGTAATTTTGACTACAAAGTCTCTGGCCGAACCAAGCCTGCGCAACATCACGCGGCTGTAATATTCACCAACTTTCCCTAGAGGAACCTTGCGCTCATTGCCAAATGTTCTGCCGCCGTCACGGGAAATTCTCAAAGACACTTGTGGGTCTTGTTCCCCAAGCGCGTAAGCCACAGTAGGCACATCATTGGTGTTGGTTGATGGTAGCGACCTTCCCGGGCCCCAGAAAATGCGCACTGCACCGCCACCACCAGTGTAAATAGATCCGCCACCGGCACCCACAACTATTGGATATACAACGCCCGGGGTGACATTAAAGTTGCCCCAGCGCAGACCACCGCCACCACCCCCGCCAAGAGATGGAGACGGCTTTCCGGCGTATACCCTACCGCCAGAGCCGCCACCAAAGAGCGCCGCAGCCCCCACGCCCAGACTATTGCCACTATTGCCCCCTGACCCGCCCTGGGATACCAGAGTGCCACTGGCACCCTCACCGTAGATGCCAACACCACCCCCATCGTCTGGACCCGAACCACTGCCAGCAGGTGCCTCACCGCCCGCAGCACCGCCGCCTGATCCTACAGAGTAGGGTACTACCGTGCTGCCGCCCGCACCCCCATTGCCTGAGTAACCTGCCGCACCACCGCCACCGCCACGGTCGGTGCTGCTGGCACGGGCAGCGCCAGCGCCACCATTGCCGCCAAAGATAGTGCCGCTGAGCGCCGTGCCCGTACCTCCCGCACCGCCATTGCCCAGGCTGTCACTACCTGCGCCGCCCCCTGCCGTGACAAAAGAGCCGAAACTGGAGTCGCCCCCATTTGCGGTTGTCCCGTCCCCACCGCCACCGCCACCAATGCAGAGAGCGTACACACTGGTCACGCCCACAGGAGGTTGCCAAGCGTAGGTTCCTGGCGTAGTGAACTCTACCTGCCCCGCCGCCTGCACCGTGGGGCCGGTGCCAACGCCGGTCTCAAAGTCTAAAAACAGTTCTCCAACGCTTATCTCGTTGCCCTGATTTCGCACATGGCGGGTGACAATTTGGCGCTTTATGGAAGTGCCAAAATCAGTGAGCTCGTCTTTGTCCAATACGTAGATGGTTCCGGAACCGTCACGGGAAACAAGGTTCTTGCTAGAGAACGTGATTCCAAACTTGGCAAAGTGCCGTGCCTGCTCAGCAGGGCCCGTCTGCGCTATGTGCCAAACACCGGTCTGTGTGTCGTAGGCGTAGGAGACGTCTTCAGAAGGAAATGTAATCTGATATATGGGGTGTCCGTACACGCTGTAGGCAAAAGCCACTGCGTCAGACACAACGCCAAGGCTGCCGAATATCGTGCTCATGTCTGAGTCACTTATCGGCTCTACAGCGTAGCCATTTAGCCGCACTACGGAAATACCACCATCCGGCGCAGAGGCAAGAAAATACTGGGTATTTCCAAGCTCGACAGCGGATAGGGGGGCGACTAAGCCCCAGCCCTGCGTAGCTCCGTTGATGCGGCTGAAGGGCAGCGACAAGTCATCAATCGTCTGCCAAAACTCAGTAGACTGCGCTCCCCAAAGGATTAGTGTGCCGTTGAGATTACCTACGGACACCAGCAAGTCACTGGTGTTTTCCTTGGTGCCGAAAATTGCAGCGGTGCCCAGGTAAGTCCAGACAAGGCCGTCTAAGAGAGCGCTGACGTAAAATTCTCTCGTGTTGGGCTTGTTTACGATAAATCTTCCGTTAATGAAGACGACGGAAGTTGCCCCCGTTGGGTAGAAAACATCTGTTATTTGCGTCAACGTGGAGGTCGACAGCGTGTACACGTAGCCCAAATCACCCGTAGCGAAAATAATCTGCAGCGAGTTGTCGGCCATCGCCACGGGGCCAGACCCTTGAATGCCTGTAGCTACTTGTGTGTAGCTACCATCGCTCAGTACGGCAAAAAGATTCTCTCCCGCGCAGACGTACAGCGTGCTGGAAACCACGTGCCACCCCCGGATAGGGGTGGCTGTAAGCGTAGACCAGATTCGCGCCCCGGGCGTGCTGAGCACAACCACGGCAGAACGGTCTTGGTCTTTTCTAAGGTCGTAGATGCAGTTGACCCGCTGCTGGCGCGTAACGATGTCTGAGATTGACCGAATCCCAGTGCCGAACAGAGGTATGGTCTGCATTAGTCAGTACCGGGCTGAAAGTAGATGGAGCTGCGCTCGGCGTCACCCTGGCGGGCAATGGCCATCGCATTGGCTTTGAGCGCCTCCATCTTTTCGTTCCACTTGGCCTTGAACATGGGGGCAATCTGCTCACTCAGGCCCCAGCACAGCGCCAAGTACCATTCTTGCGGGTAGTACGGCTCGTCTGCGTTGACCGTCATATCCTGAATGGGTTCTTGGTACGTGATTACGATGTGGCTACGAGTGTCAATGGCTGCGCCAACATCCGTGTAAACGGTGGAGGTGTAGAGACCACGCTCAAAATAGATAGCTGTGGGGTCTCCAAAGTATTGGGGGTCAGCCTTGTTGGGCAGATAATCGTAGTCCTGCACCGTCATAAAGCTGAGCGGGGTGTCTGTGTTGTTGACGTCTCGCAGCAGCGCAGTTTCTACATCCTTGGGGTTCTGCGCCGCCGTGGTGTACGAGAACACCGTGTTGCCGCTGGCCGCCGAACCGGGTAGGTTGGCCGCAAGGTTGACCGTGGCCCCCGCCACGCTGGAAGCCGTGGTGAAAAACAATGCTCCCGAGTCCAAGTACACCGCCACGGTGTCTGCGGCAGAGATGGTGCCCACATTGGCAATGTCCACCGAGCTTGCGCCCGCAGACGCCGCCGCCACCGCGTTGGTGATGTTGAGGCTATTCGTCCACCCCTGCGCCGTGGGGCCGATGGTGTACGCGCCCGTTGAGTTGCTGAGCAGCAGGTGACCCCGCTTACGCGTCCACACCTTGAGGCCAGGAGCAAAGTCGGTCTTCCCCATCCACTGCTTACACATCATGTTCAGCAAGCGGGAGCAGTCGTCCATCTCGTCTGCGGTGGGGGCCTCGACGGGGTCGAGCTTGCCAATATTCAACATCGCCTGCCGAATAATGTCGTACTTGGTGACGCCGAAGCTGTACGTTCCGCTCGTTGCCATGGTTACGCCGCCTCTTTACGTGCGTCGATGCAAGTCCTCAAGGCATTGTACACAGCATGCCATGCGGTGCCAATGTCAATGTCCCGCTGGCACTGAGCGGTGCCGCTCTCTTCGTCACGAGAGCAGTAGTCCCACCCGTAGTGCAGTGTGTGGCAGGCGGGGGCGGCGTTATCGCCACGGCCCGCGCACTTGGTGTTTTTACTCCATAGGGGGATGGTGTTGGCCCAGTCACGCGTCAGATTTTCGTGCGTGCTATGGGATAGGAACACCACCTTGACCATCGTCTCGCAAGCCATGGCGTTGAGCACACCGGTCTCAGGGCCGATGACGAGGTCAGCCTCCTGGCAAAAGCTCAGTGTCTCGCGGATTAACCACACTCCCGATCGCTTGAGTATGCGGGGCTCATTCTCCCAGCCAGCCTCTAGCATGACGCAGTCTGGCCCTCCGGTAAGCACCACCCGCGCCGTGGGGAACTCTACCAGAATGCTTGCCAGCACGTTGTCCAGGCCCGCCCACGTCTTGTGGACGCTGCTCCCCGCAAGTGACCACACCACCACCGGCCCGGTGCCGAGCTTAGAACGCTCGCGCTTGGCCCAACGAGCCTCTTCTGCCGTAGGGTAGAACTTGACTTTCAGCTCGTAGGGCACCTCGGCCAGCGCGTGCTGAAGCTCGACGTAATTGCGGTTCATCAAGCTGTGACGAACCTGGGGCGGGTAAAAGGAAATCATGCGCCCAGGCATTGCCAGCAGCGTCCCCTCTACTGACTCACTGAGGTTGACCCACTTGTCGTACTTCTTTTTCTGCCACGCCCAGAAGTCTCCCAAGTTGCCATTGGGCACTTGGTCTTTGTCAAACAACACGATGTTGTCGATGTTGGGGTCGTGCATTATCACGTCAGAGCCCGGAGGGCTGGTAAATAGCGTGACGTGATACCCCTGCTTTTTCAACGCAGCCCAGACGCTGCTGGCCTGCATCAAATCACCGAACGCGCCGTAGCGCACCACGCAAGCAGTCTTTGTTGGCTTGGCGTTTTTGTAACTGAATCTATGCGTGAATTTGCTCACCACTTCACCTTGTTGGCCCAGTACGCAGCGGACATTTTACCCTTGGCAATGTTCTTAGCGTGGCGGGCCTTAAAGGATTCACG